GTTTCGGGGGGGCGCCCAGCGATGGGGGGTGTATTGGGGGGCGATGGGAGCCCGGAGGGGGCGAGCAGTTCGTGGACGCTGGGGAGCGGGACGCTGGCGAATGTGGTGAATGCTGGGCTCGATGGAGCGCCGCCGCCGCCGGCGAATACGTTTGCGGGGCCGTTGGTTTATGCGGCGACGAATAATGGGACGGTGTGGACGCCGGTGTGGACGCCGGTGTGGACGCCGGGGTGGACGCCGGGGTGGACGCCGGCGGGCGCGGGGCCGACGACTGCTCCGCAGTCGGCCGCGCCGACGCTCACGCACACGATCACCGTGATGAGCGATGGGTCGGTTAAGGTGAATTGAGGCGAATTCGGAGGGCGGTCGAGCGCGAAGGCGCAAGCGACGGTGGGGGCGGATCGAGCATTGCGGCGTTGGCGAGGGATGCGGACGGCGGGCTCGCGCGGTGCGCGAGGGGCGGAGGGGACCGGGCCGACACGGCCCGGCTCTGATTGGGTTTCTTTAGCTTCATCTAGATTATGAAAACTCCTGACCAAATTGCATCGTGCAAGTTCTGGCTTGCTGCGCGTGACATTGTGCCGACGTCGAGCCAGACGGGGCTGGTTGCGAGCGTGACCGATTATTTCGGGGAGACGCTCAGCAACGGCGGCCTCGGGGCGCCGATTGCGGTGCGATCGGATGGGTATCCGGCGCTGCGGTTCGATGGGACGATGGGGCTGTCCAGCGGGGTGCTGGCGGTTGCGCCGAATACTGCCGTGGTATTGGCTGTCGTGAAATGGCGCGGAGCTTTTAACGCGCAGGGCGTGCCATTTGGGCTCAACGGCGCGACGGGCGGTGCGGGTTGCCTGAATGCCAATGGGCCGGTTTACGATTACTACTACAGCGGTGCGGCTGGGCTGCAGGGCGGAGCGACGGACTTCAATGTTCGGGTGCCTAAGGAACGGCATGTGGCGGGGTTCGTGAACTCGGGCGGGAATACGTACATCCAGGTGAACGGGCTTCGGGGGGCGGCGATTCCGAACAGCTATTCGACGACGAGCGCCGGCGTCATGATCGGTTTTAATACGGGGCTCAGCAGCCAGTATCAATGGGCTGGCGATCTCTTCGAGATGCTGGTTCTGGATAATCCCTCGGCGGCGGATGTGCGGGATGCGACCAACTATTTGAATGCCACCTACAACCTGCCGATGGCGCCGGCGACGCTGGAGTATCCGCTCATGATTGTAGATGGGAATTCGGTGGCGGAAGGTTTCGTGTGCAGTTCGACGCGGACGACGTGGTGGGCGCAGATGCTTCGCTCGTTGAATGTACCGTGCGAGCTGCGCGTCGCGGCGAAAGGTGGGTTGGCGACGCCGCAGTTAACTACGTTACTGGCGCGGGATGTTTATCCGCTGTATGACGAGCGGCGCAAGCTCACGATATATCTGTGCTGGGAGGCGATCAATGACATGAACAGTGGTTCGACGCCGGCGGTGGCATGGGCGAATACCGTCATTCAGTATGAGGCGGCGCGAGCGAACATGCCCAGGGCGCTGCTGATCGTTCCGACGATTCAGCCGAGTTCGGAGGTATCGGATGCCCACCGCGTTGCGTACAACGCGTTGGTTTATGCGAACTGGGCGAGTTGCGCGGACGTGCTGTGGGATATCGCGGCGGATCCGGTGGTGGGACAGGCGGGGCAGAACGTGGCGCCGAATTATGACAGCGGGGGAACGCACCTGGCGGACGCTGGGGCGGTGATCTTCGGGAAATCATTGGCGAAGGTGCTGAATGCGGTTGTGTTTGCGGATGCGGGGGTGGCGTACAGCAATGGGGGGAATTCGGGGTATTGACTTGGTCGGGGACGTGCCGGCTGAAGCGGGCACGCCGCTGTGAGAGCATGGGCATACTTTTGGATCGACTATGGCAACAGCATGCAACAGTGTTTCGTTGACGACGACGGTGATCACTCTCTTTGATCCTTCGGTGGATGGGCGGGCGACGTCGTTCAGCATTACTAACCGCATCGGTTCGGCGGGGAATGTGCTGGTGAACGTGGCGGGGATTCATAAGGCGGGCGATTACCGGGGGATTGCGCCGGGGCTGGATAAGGCGTTCGTTAATGCGTCAGGGGGAATCGGGATCGTGACGGCGAAGAGCGATTCGACGGCGATGGCGGATTGCGGGGTTGATCGGGTGTAGCGGGAGCGAGAAGGTTGCGTGCCCGCTGGTAGGTAGCTCGGAGGTTTTATGAATGTCGTTCGAATTGCTATTGATAAGCTTCATGTGGATCCGGCGAATGCGCGGCGGCATCCGCAGCGGAATATGGATGCGCTGATGGCGTCGCTGATGCGGTTTGGGCAGCAGAAGCCGATCGTGATCGATTCGAACAATGTGGTGCGTGCGGGGAATGGGACGCTGGCGGCGGCGAAGGGGCTGGGGTGGAAGGAGATCGCTTGCGTTGTGTCGGATTTGCCGATGTCGGAGCTTTCGGCGTACGCGGTGGTGGATAACCGGACGGCGGAGCTGGCGGAGTGGGATCCGGAGATTTTGCGGGCTTCGCTGGAGGGGCTGGATGAGCTGGATTTGAAGGGGATGGGGTTTGGAGATGCGGAGGAGCTGGCGAGGTTGTGCGATGAGGTGGTGGCGGATTTGCCGGGAGAGGCGGAGGCGGTGGCGGCGGTGTTTGAAGTGGTGGTGGAGTGCCGGGATGAGGGGCATCAGCGGGAGGTTTATGAGCGGCTCGTGGGGGAGGGGGAGAGGTGCAGGGTGCTGACGATTTAGATTGCAGGCAAATTGGCTTGCAGGCAAATTCGAATGACGAAATTCGAAATTCGAATGAATGACGAATGTTCGAAATTCGAAGGACGAAACGAAGGGGAATGCCGCGAAGGCGCAAGCGACGGGGGGCGCGGGTTGGATATGTGTGGCCGCTTTAGGGTGGGAGGTTTTGACGATGGGGATGATTACTGCGGAAGTTCGGGCGCCAATTCGGGAGAGTTTTCGGGTGCGGCAGTTGATGGGGATGTTTGATCTGCCGATGCGGGGGGAAACCTCGGAGCGGTTTGAGGTGGAGGTGCCGGGGAGGGAGGAGGAGTGGTCGATTGGGCTGGTCGTGGGGCCGAGCGGGAGTGGGAAGACGACGGTGGCGCGGCGGGCGTTTGGGGATTGCGTTTATCAGGCGGGAGAGTGGGCGGGGGATCGGGCGGTCGTTGACTGCTTTGGCGATCTTGGCGTTAAGGAGATCACACATGCGCTGTCGTCGGTGGGTTTCAGTTCGCCGCCGGGGTGGCTCAAGCCTTATTCGGTGCTGAGCAATGGAGAGAAATTCAGATGCGACTTGGCTCGGTCGCTGCTGGCGGGGAAGGAGCTGTGCGTGTTCGACGAATTCACGAGCGTCGTGGATCGGACGGTGGCGCGGATTGGGTCGGCGGCGGTTTCGAAGGCGATTCGGTCGGGACGGATCGATCGGCGGTTTGTGGCGGTGAGTTGTCATTATGACATTGCGGAATGGCTGGAGCCGGATTGGGTTTTGGATATGGCGACGGGGAAGCTGGCGCGGGGGCGGCTTCGGCGACCGGGGATTGCCATGGTCGTGCAGCGAGTGCATCGAGGCGCGTGGCAGCTTTTCAAGCGTCATCACTATTTGAGCGGGGAGTTGAATCCGGCGGCGGCGTGTTTTGTGGGGATGATTGAAGGCTCGCCGGCGGCGTTTTGCGGGGTGTTGCCGTTTCCGCATCCGGTTGTGCCTGGGTGGCGGGAGCATCGGACGGTTTGTTTGCCGGATTTTCAGGGGCTGGGTGTGGGGCATGCACTGGCGGAGTTTGTGGCGTCGCTGTTTGCGGCGACGGGGCGGCCGTATACGAGCGTGACGAGCCATCCGGCGATGATTCGGCATCGTGCGGGGAGCACGCTGTGGCGAATGGTGCGGGCGCCGAGCCGGGCGGGGAGGGGGGCGAGCAGTTCGATGAGGGGGATGGCACGGACGAGCAGCTTTTCTCGATTGACGGCGGGGTTTAAGTATGTCGGTCCAACGCGTCCAGGTGAGGCGAAGAATTTTGGAATCCGGGGGGTCCGATCGCACTGCCGAGAAGACCCGAGGGAAGGCGCCGCTGGATGAGAAGCTGCTGCGGACCTACCTGCTGCTGGGGGCGCGGGATGCGGAACTGGCGGCGCTGCTGGATATCTCGGTGGCGACGCTGCGGCGGCGATTTGGGGAATCGCTGAAGAAAGTGCGGGCGGAAAGACGCAACAAGGTGCGCACCATGGTCTGGAAGAAGGCGCAGGATGGGAACACGGCGCTGATTACGTGGCTGGCGAAGCACGAGCTGGAGAAGGAAGACGTGCCGGTGGCGGAGAAGCCGAGGCGGCGGAAGCGGTTTGATTTCAAGTTGTTCGTCAGCGAGTTCACGAAATTTCATGGAGCACCTCAGCAAGCTGGCGAGCGACCTGCTCAAGCGGACGGTTCTGGAGAACCCATACGTCCCGATCCTGCCAACGCCAAAGCAGGCGATCTTTCTGACGCTGCCGATGGGTGAGGCGCTTTATGGGGGGAGCGCGGGGGGTGGTAAATCGGTGGCGTTGCTGGCGGCGGCGCTGCAGTTTGTGGATGTGCCGGGGTACCGGGCGTTGCTCCTGCGGCGGAGTTATACGGATTTGAATTTGCCGGAGGCGCTGATTCCGATGAGCCAGTCCTGGCTGAAGGAGACGAATGCGGAGTGGAACGGCCGGCAGAATGAATGGACGTTTCCTTCGGGGGCGACGGTGACGTTTGGGTACCTGGATGGGGATGCGGATAAGTACCGGTACCAGGGGGCGACTTTTCAGTACGTTGGGTTTGATGAGCTGACGCAATTTCATGAGTCGGCGTATCGGTATTTGTTCAGCCGATTGCGGCGGACGATTGATGTGGATGTGCCGCTGCGGATGCGGGCTGCGACGAACCCCGGGGGGTTTGGGCACAACTGGGTGCGGAAGCGGTTTATCGACCAGAAACACGAGGATCGTATGTTCATTCCTGCTCAGCTCGACGACAACCCTCATCTGGATATGGAGGCTTATGCCCAAGCACTTGCGCAATTGGATCCCGTCACACGCCGGCAACTCCGTCACGGCGATTGGCTGGCACATGAAGCGGGGCTGTTTTCTCGAGACTGGTTTCGTTACTACCGCCTTTGTGAAGGTGGGTACGCGCTGGGAGATCGTGAAATCCGTTTCGACGACTGTTCACGCTTTGCCACCATCGATGTTGCATGCACCGAACAACGCAATCCTGGTCACGATCCTGACTGGACGGTTATCCAAGTCTGGGATTTCGCGGGAACGGGTGAGCTCATACTTGTTGATCAATGGCGAGGTCGTGTGTCGATCCCGGAAGTGGAAATAGCGGCGATGCGATTGAAGGACAAGCACGATCTTCCCTGGCTGGGGGTGGAATCGGCGGGGATTGGACAGGCGGTGCTGCAGTCGTTGCGAGGTCGGGGCTTGTCGATCCGGGGGCTGAAGGCGAACGGGAACAAGATTGTGCGGTCGCAATCGGCGCAGATCCGTATGGAGGCGGGGATGGTTTATTTTCCGATCGACGCGGTGTGGCTGGATGATCTGGAGACGGAGCTGTCGCTGTTTCCCAATGGGGCGCACGATGATCAGGTGGATGCGCTGAGTTATGCGGCGGTGCACGTGCAGCGTAGTGCGGGGCCGGTGCCGATCAATAGATAAATTCGAATGACGCAATTCGAAATTCGAATGACGAAAGGGCTGCGACGCTTTTGGGTTGGGTGATTGGTTCTTTGAGAATTGAAACTTAGTTCGAATTTGGGGCTTTGAAGTGTTCGACGGGTGCGTGGTCACCGGAGGTGACCACGCCGCTGTGAAATGAGGATAGGTTCGAGGTTTGTTCATCCGACGCTCTACGAGGTTAGTCCATTGCGAATGTTTCAACGATTTTTCAAACGGCGTAAATCGCTTCCTTATATTGGCCTGGCCGGGTTTGGGGGGGCGCTGGATGCGTTTGGGCTGAACCGGGCGCCGCAGGCGATGGATTTGCTGCGCGAGAATTTGGGGACGGCGTACACGTGCGCGAATCTGAATGCGGGGCTGGTGGCGTCGACGCCGCTGCGGCTTTATCTGCGGACGCGGGCGGGGGATGGGCGGAGTCGGCTGGTGCAGCGAGGGGAGACGGCCCCGATCTCGATGAAATCTTACGAACGGCTGCGGAAGATCGCGGCGACGTCGCTGAGCAATGCGGGGGACGTACAGGAGGTGACTTCGCATCCGCTGCTGAATTTGCTGAATCGGCCGAATCAGACGAGCGAAGATGGGGTGGGGATGAGCGGGTTTTCGCTGTTTGAGCTGACGCAGGCGTATCAGGAAATCGTGGGACGTTGCTATTGGTATGTGGATCAATCGGGCGTGGGCGGGACGCCGTCGGCGATCTGGGTGCTGGCTCCGCAGCATGTGTTGCAGGTGCCAGGGCCGGCGGGCGGGCCGCTGATTATGCAATATGACGTGCTGACGGCCGGGGGCATTCGAACGAGCTATGACCCATCGGAGATTGTGCCGTTTCGGATGCCGGATTTGTTCGATCCGTATACGGGTGGGATGTCGCCGCTGCGGGCGTGTTTTGAGCAGGTGCGGCTGAGCCGGAAGCTGGACGCGCTGACTAATGCAACGCTGGAGAATGGCGGGAAACCGTCGGCGATCTGGAGCCCGGCGCCGGCGGGGGAGACGGGCGGATTTATGGGTGTGGATGAAGCCAAACGGGCCGAGGCGGCGTTTCGGCAGGCGTTCAGCTGGGGGGCATCGGGGGGCGTGATGGTGCAGGAGCAGGCGGGGCATCTGCAGATTCTCAATTGGCCGATCAAGGACATTATGGATGCTTCGCGCGTGCAGATGACGGTGACGGCGATTTGCAATGCGTTTGATGTGCCGGATAGCAAATTGAATCGGAATGCAGCGAATCTGGCGGCGGCGCGCACGGGGGATTGGGCGCATGCGAAGGATGCGGGGCTGCCGCGCCTGCGGCGCAATGAGGCGGCGCTGAATCGGTTTCTGGTTCCGATGTATGGGGCGGAGGCGGCGGAGCGGCTGTTTCTTGCGTATGACGATCCGGCGGGGTTGTCGGATCCGGCGCTGGAGCTGGAGCAAAGCCGTTCGGCGGCGGGTCGCGGTTCGATCACGCGGAACGAAGACCGTGCGTTGCTCGGCATGGCGCCGGTGCCATGGGGCGATGCGCCGCTGGTGCTGGGGCAGTGGACGGCGATCGATCCGAAGACGGGCTTGCCGATCGGGGATAAGGCGCCGGCGGCGAAAGAGGGGGATCCGTTCGCGGATGTGGATCCGGCGGCGTAGCTAGTGGCATGGGCGGCCTGCTCATGTCTTTTTGACCTCGAAACAAAAACACGGGCGAGCCGCCCGTGGCACATGCACACACAAATGAACATCGAAAAACTCCGTCGCAAAATTGGTCCGATCGTCGAAGGCGCTTTGGGATTCCGCATGCCCGAGGCGATCGCACGCAGGATCGATGAGCTTTCCAAATCGCTGCCGAAGGAATGCCATTATCGGCGGAAGGCTCACACGGCGGCATCGTTTCAGTTTGATGCGGGGGAGATGGCGGATGTGTCGTACATCACCACCGATACCGTCGATCGTGAGGGCGAAGTGTTTTTGCCCAAGGGCGGCGATTGGAGCGATTACAACCGGGTGGTGACGTGGTGCCATGCTTATGGGCCGGTCGAGGGATGGGTGGGATTGCCGGTGGCGGCGTGTCTCTGGATGAAAGCCAAGACGACGAGCGATTTCGCGGGGACGCTGGCGAAAACGCGGTATTACCCCAAGCCGGATGATTGGGGTGACTCGCCATGGCTGCCGACGGTGATCACTTCGATGCAGAGGCAAACGCCGCCGGGCTGCACTGGGAAGAGCATCGGGTGCATACCGCTTTCGGTGCGCGAAGCGACGCGGGATGAAGTTGCACGTCGGCCGGAATGGGAGGGCCGGCCCGTCTTCGATCGCTGGCTGGGGCTGGAATATGCGGTCTGCCCGGTACCGATGAACCCGGCGTGCGAACTGGAAGCGGTGGCCAAGATGCTCCGGCCCAAACAACGCGACGCCCAAACCATCGCGCGGCTCGTGTCCGAGAGAATTACCGATCGGCTGGCCCGCGTGATGGGCATCCCTTGACGGAAATTCGAATGACGAAACGAAGCGTCGGCGTTATGCGGATGTTGATTCGTCATTCGGCATTCGAGTTCTGAACATTGATTCGAATTTCGTCCTTCGAATTTTTCCTCAGCGAATGTTCAGTCACATCGCAATCGCCGAGCGCGACGATCGTTTGATCGATCGCGCCGGTGATGGGTGATCGAGAACATCGCCGCCATATCGGAGCCCCGCATGTACATGCGGGGCTTCGGGTCCGATCAACTTCAAAACACAAAGGAACTTTACCATGCAATGGATCAAACTTCTCAAACCCTATGACCACCACACGATCGGCGAGATCGTCTCGCTCGACAACGCCGAAGCCAAAGCCCTCATTCAGACGGGGCACGCGGAGGTCGCCGAGGCGCCCGAAGGCGCTGAAAATGTCGATCTGAAAGCGCTCATCGAGAAAACCGTCGATGATGCGATGGACGGGCTGATCCGGCGGCTGCCGGGCAGGACCGAGAAATCTCCGGCGGCCGACCGGCGGCCGCGGATCACCGTCGGTCAGGACAATGAACTGCTCGACCCGCGGGACGGTTTCCGCGGCGTGGGCGATTTCGCCAGGTCTGTTCGGCGGGCGTTCGAGAATCACGGAATGGATCCGCGGCTCGAGCGCCGGCTCAAAGCCGCGGGCGCCAGTGAAGGCGTAAACGCCGACGGCGGGTATGCGGTGCCGGTCGAGTTCTCGAGCAACGTCTTCAATGACATCCTCGGCGAAGACAGCCTGTTCAATCGCTGCTTTCTGATTCCGATGACCAGCAGCTCGATCAAGTTGCCGGCGCTGAATTACACCACGCAGGGCAACTTCGGCGTGACGGCTTATTGGACGGGTGAAGGCACGACCATCACGACCAGCAAGCCGGCGTATCGGCAGCCGCAGCTCAATCTCAACAAGCTGGCGGCGCTGGTGCCGGTGACGAGCGAGCTATTGGAAGACGGCATTGCGATCGAGCCGATCATCACCAAGCTCGCGGCCGAGGCGATCACGTTCACGCTCAACGATGCGATCCTCAACGGCGATGGTTCTAACAAACCGACGGGGATCATCGGGCACGCTTCGGTGGTTTCGGTTCCCGAGGAAACCGGGCAGGCGGCGGCGACGGTTGTGGCGGACAACGTCGTGAAGATGCGGGCGCGCTTCATCGGGAACCCCGCTAACGCGGTGTTTCTGATCCACCGCGATGTGGAGCCGGAGCTGCTGACGATGCAGGATGGCGCGGGGCGTTGGCTCTACTTTGCGCCGGGGAGTTTCGCGGACAAACCCAACGGCAAGCTGCTGGGCGCGGAGGTCCAGCCGCTGTCGAATTGCCAGGCGCTGGGCACGGTCGGCGACATCATCTACGCCGACATGAAGCAATACGCGATCGGCTACAAAGCGGCGGGGCCGACGCAGGCGATGAGCCTGCATCTTTATTTCGACACGGATCAACTGGCGTATCGGTGGACGTTCCGTGTGGATGGCCGGCCGTGGCGCGACGTGCCGCTGGCGGCGAAGAACGGCAGCTCGACGTACAGCCCGTTCGTCACGCTCGCGACGCGATCGTAGGGATCGCGCCCGGTTCTTGCTTGCGCCTTCGCGGATCGGACCGCGAAGGCGCAGGCGCTTTGAAAATTCGAATGACGAAATTCGAAATTCGAATGAATGTTCAAATGACCCAATAACCAATGACGAAACGAAGACAGGCGTTTAGTTCTTCGTTTCGTCATTGGTCATTCGAATTTTGAACATTGATTCGAATTTCGAATTTCGTCATTCGAATTTCCGTCCCCTCTTTGTTTGTTCATTCGAATTTTAAGGAGCACTCGTGCCCCTTCTCCTCACCAACTCCGCCGCCGGCCAGGACCTCATCACGCTCGATCGGGCCCTGATGGATCCGACGATCGCGGCATTGAATGCCAGCAACTCCGCGGCGGTTGCGCCGCTGATTACTGCCGCCAGCCGGGCGATCGAGCGTGCGTGCAAGCGGATTTTCGCGGCGCAGGATTACACGCTGTTTCTCTCAGCCGGTCCACGTCCGTGCGATTGGATCGCGCTGCCGAATTTCCCGGTGCTCTCGATCGCGCGATTGGCGACCAAGCCTCAGGCGGCGATCGCGATCGTCAACACGGATACAACCGACAATCAGCGGGCGACCGTCGCCACGTGCGCCACCGGACTGCAATTGACTCTCGTCTCCTCCGGCACGAGCAGCACGGTGAACGTCGCCTATGCGAGCTACCCGACCCTCGCCGCGCTGGCCGGCGCCGTATCCGCCATCGGCAGCGGCTGGTCGGCCACCGCGACTCCGGCTTTCGCCAATTTCCCCTCAGCTGACCTGCGTCCGTTGCAAGGCGCACTGCCCGCACTGAGCGCCCCCGCCTCCCTCGAAATCTTCACCGAAGAACTACAAGCCTGGGCGGGCGTGCAGAACGTTTGGGACTGGGCATCGGGCGCGTCCGTCGGCTGCGGCTATCAGCTCGATGCCGACGCCGGCCTGCTCATCGGGCGTTTCACCGAGCTGATGTCCGGCCCCGTCAGCTTGCGATGCGATTATCGCGCGGGATTTGAAACCATTCCCGAAGACATTCAACAGGCGGCCGCGCGCCTGGCCGCATTGATCCAGGAGGACGAGCAGCACAACAGCACGCTCATGCTGCAAACCGTGGGGCCCTTCACCGAGAAATATTTTCCGCTCGCGGCCAAGCTCATCAGCAATCCGGCGGTGATGGAGCTGATCGCGCCCTATATTGATCACGCCAAAACCATCGGCCGCGTCTGGCCATAA